AAGCCGTTGAAGCTTATATGGAGGTCTATGATGCAAACAGTAAAGATTATGCTAAAAGACGAGCTGCATTACTTTTAAAAACACAAAGGATGGATGTGCTTATGGATAAAAATAAAGAAGATGTAATGAGTAAGCTTGAGATTGATCTCTATTACTTGCTTAAAAGTGCTAAAGAAGAGGTCGATAACGGCAAAAATGGTAGTGATCGCATCAGTGCCTTGAAAATGCTGTGGGAAGCCTATGGAGTAGTTGAGAAGCAAAAAGTGACAGAAGTTACAGGAATCTTTCAAGGATTTGAACAAAAGAAATTAGAAGAAGTCAAAAGACAACCTCTACCAGAATATCAGAGCACTGGAGATGATTCGATTTGAACATAAACACTCACAACATCTCGGATGCAGAAGAGCTCTTTGAAACAGCTAAAAATGATATAATTTCATTTGGGAAGTTGTTTCTACCAGACGATTTTGGAAGATCTGAAACGCCCTGGTTTCATTATGAGATTGTAGATGCAATAGACGATAAGAAAGGTGATTTGCATAAATATCGAAATCTTGCAATTATCATGCCTAGAGGACATGGCAAGACAGTCTTGACTAAGGCAGACATAATACGTTCATTTTGTTTTGCCGAAGAACCATTATTCTATGGATGGGTATCGGCAACCCAGAAGCTGGCAGTTGGTAACATGGATTATGTCAAAACTCATTTAGAGTACAATGAGCAAATTAAATACTATTTTGGAAGCATGAAAGGAAGAAAATGGACAGAACAAGACATAGAGCTATCTAATGGCTGCAAACTCATATCCAAATCTAATATTTCGGGTATTCGTGGTGGTGCTAAGTTGCATAAAAGGTACGATCTCGTGGTTCTTGATGATTTTGAGGACGAAAATAATACGCTCACCTCTGAATCAAGGTCGAAAAATGCTAACATGGTTACAGCTGTTGTTGCTCCTGCTTTGGAGCCTCACGACGGTCGTCTTCGCATCAATGGCACACCTGTTCATTATGATTCTTTCATTAATAACCTTATCACCAATTATGAAAAAGCTCAAAGCGAAGAAAAAGACTTCTCATGGAGAGTAATGCTATATAAGGCCATAGATCCAGAAGGAAACGCGCTTTGGCATACCTGGTTTCCTCTAAACAAATTAGACGAGAAGAAAAAGTTCTATGTAGACTCTGGGAAGCCACATAAGTTCTACCAAGAGTATATGATGGAAGTACAATCTGCTGAGGATTCCATATTCAACATGAGACATGTTAAGTATTGGGATGGTTATTATAAGTTCGACGACAAAGAGATGGTAGGCTATCTGCATAATGATGGAGAAAAGACACCAGTCAGTATATTTGCAGGTGTAGATCCAGCAACAGACTCAGAACGAAGAGACAGCGACTATAGTGTTATAATAGTAATAGCTTGTGACGTAAATGCTAATATCTATGTGCTGGATTATGTAAGACGTAGATCCTTGCCAGTACTTGGCATACCAGGAGAAGATAAAAAAGGCATAGTTGATTATATGTTTGAACTTAATAACAAGTATAACCCAATATTATTTACGGTTGAAGATACAACGATGTCTAAGCCAATATTTCAGGCACTAAGAAGCGAGATGAGACGAAAGAATGATTTCAGTTTGCGTTTTAAGGAAGAAAAACCTGGAACCAAACAAAGTAAGCTAGATAGAATACAAGAAGTACTAGCGCAAAGAATGTCAATTGGTGCGGTGAGGATACGAGACTCCCACTATGACCTCCAGCACGAAATCCTCACTTTTGGCAAAAGAATGGCTCACGATGATACGATAGACGCGCTCGCCTATGCAGTTAAGTACTCTCATCCACCAAGTGGCACAGAAAATAAATCAGGAGAATGGATTAAAAAAACATACAGTAAACCAAAAAGTTGGGTATTAGCTTAATGGCTGAAAAGAACAACGGGGCACGTAGCTATCGGACGAGCGTGGTGGGTGATAGCATGAATCTAACGATCAATCTAAAGTGGCTGATCCAGCTATTCGTACTTGTTGCCATGATTGTCTATGGCTGGTGGAAGTTAGAGACTAGAATACAGGCTTTAGAACGAAACATGATTATAGCTTTAGAGGAGATAGAATTACACGACCAAGAAAGAAAAGCAGCAGAAGAAGCCCATATAAGAGAAATGCAGGAGCAGATGGATTGGTATCAGACCGAATTAAACTTGAACCCATTCTCGTGGGGAAAAAAGAAGAACTAGAATATATGAGAGCCTGTGAGATAGCAAGGGCATGTGATAATCTTCCACCATTAAGGGAGGAGTTTATTAAGAAATGACTGAAGATGTTATAAAATTGATTCAAGAACTTGGTTTTCCTGTGGCAGTATCTATTGGGTGTATGGGATTGTTAGGCTGGATAGTAAAATATATTTTAAAGGAAAAGGTAGAAGATACCTTAATTAGATTTGATGAAAAGCATGAGAATTTACAGAATAGACTTGATATAGTTATAGATGAGCTTGGAAAACTCAAGAAGTGGAGTGCTGAAATAAAATCAGATTTAAAAGTTTATGTAGACTTAACGATGAAAGGGAGATAATGGCAAGAAAGACAGCAAAAACAAAGGCCGATAGAGCAAGGGATTTATTCACTAATCTAAACGGAACAAGTCGTCAAAACTGGGAAAAAGTTAATCAACAGGGGCATGATTTTTATCTAGACAATCAATTAAGCCTGGAAGAACATGAGGTTTTGGAAAGACAGGGTATGCCAACCTTTACGATTAACCGTATTATTCCAATTGTAGAAATGCTAAACTTTTATGTTACTGCTAATCAGCCGCGCTGGCAAGCTGTTGGAGCGGAAGGATCTGATATTAATGTTGCAAATGTACATGCAGACATAGCTGACTATATATGGTATGAAAGCGATGGTCAAAGCAAATTTAGCCAAGTTATAAATGATGGGATAACTAAAAGTGTTGGATATTTCAAAGTTTCTGTAGACGCTCATTCAGATCGTGGAATGGGAGAAGTTAAAATAGATACAATAGAGCCCTTTGATATATTTATAGATCCAAAAAGTAGAGATATATTCTATCGAGATGCTGCATACATCATGGTTCACAAGGTAATGCCACAATCACATCTACAAAAAATATTTCCAGAATATGCAAATAAGATAAAAAATGCAGGGTCTTCTGATCAGGGATATGTGAATTATAGTCAGAAAGCACAAGGAAGTGATTTTCAGTATAAAGAAGTGGAAGACGAAACATTTGATTATTTTGGTGAAGAAGATCGTAAGCTAGATTATTATGAGCTTTATGAAAAAATTAAACTACCTTATATGAATGTTTTTTATCGCATAGAACCATCCAATGAGGAGATTAGTGAAATACGAGCTCAAGTTGACATGGAAATGGAGGCTATAGAAAAAGAGTTAAATGTTAAAGCTCAAGAAACCATTATGCAGCTTAACGCACAGCTTGAGGCAGGCCAAATGATAGAAGAACGCTTTACCTTGGAAGTTGAAAAGCTAGAAAAACAATTAGAGCAACAAGTAATACAAACAAGAGAGCAAAAAATATCACAAGCAATGGAGGCTGTTAGCCGAGTTGAAAATAATATTGTTTCAGAAAAAGAATTTAAAGTACTTATGAAAGGCGAACTTAAGAATAGCCTTATAGATGCGATTAAGTTTTATGAAGCAAGAGTTAAGCTAACATGTGTAATTGGGGATACATTTATATACGAAACAATGCTGCCAGGAACCGAGTACCCGATAGTTCCTATACACTATAAATGGACAGGAACTCCATATCCTATGTCTGCCGTTGCCCCATTGGTAGGTAAACAACAAGAGCTTAATAAGGCTCATCAACTGATGGTGCATAATGCATCATTGGGCTCCTCCTTAAGATACCTCTATCAAGAAGGCAGTATAGATGAAGACTATTGGGAAAGATATGCATCGGCTCCTGGCGCACTCTTGCCAGTAAGACAGGGTTTTGAGGCTCCAAGTATTGTTCAGCCTGCTCCAATATCAACAGCATTTGCTAATATTGTAGAGCTAGGGAAGACAGACATGGAATATCTTGCAGGGATATATTCTTCCATGCAGGGTGATGTAAAAACTCAGCATGATACCTTTAAAGGTCTGCTGGCAAATGATGAGTATGGAACCAGGAGGGTAAAAACCTGGATGAAAAATTCAGTAGAACCATCATTACAGCATTTAGGCGAAATAGTGAGAGATTATGCGCAGGCTACTTACAAATCTAATAAAATCTTTAGAATAGTTGAGCCAAACAACCAGAATATAAAAGATGTTGAGATTAATATAGTTCAATACAATAAATATGGCGATGCAATCGGAAAGTTTTATGATTATGAAACGGCAAAGTTTGATATAAGGCTAATAGCAGGCTCAACAATGCCTATCAATCGCTGGGCTTATGTGAAAGAGCTCATGGAAATGATGAAACTTGGAATAGTAGATGATATTGCTGTACTTGCTGAGTCAGATATTAAAAACAAAGAGCAAATTGCTAAGCGCAAAAGCGAAATGGCACAAATGCGTGGAGCACTTGGAAAGGCTCAAGAAGATATTAAAGATAGAGATGGCACTATTGAAACTCTATCAAGACAGCTTGTTCAGGCTGGTATTAAAGACAAAACAAGAATGGCAGAGCATGACATGCGTAAGCAGATACTTGATACCAGTGCAAAACTAAAAGGAGATGTCGCTACCTCAAGGGCAAATCAGGAATTGCAGAATGAACGATCAAAAGACATGCAAAGAAACCAAGAGAAAGAGTTTAAACAGCTCGTTCAAAACGGTTTGGCAGAAAAAAAAGAAGGTAATAACTTACCGTAATCGTAAATTAAAGGAAAACACAAAAAATGGCAAAAAAGAAAGAAGGTAACTCCGAACAAGTTGTAGAAGAAGTAATGGATACAATGGTTGAGGACTCCAATGCGGACTTTTTTGATGCATTAGAAACGCAGGTTAATGGTGCAATACAAGATACCCCAACGGAACAGGCAAAACAGTCTAATCCAGAGCAGGTAACTCCAGAGGACTCCAGCTCCAGGGAAGTGTCAGAAGCTCCCAGTATTAATTGGGATGACGAAGGCAATCCGTACAAAGTACGGTACAGCGATTCAACGCGCGAAGCACAAAAACTTAAGGCCGAGAGTGATGCGAAAGATAAAAAAATCACTAGACTCGAACCCTATGAGTCTTTGATAAACGTGTTGGAACAAGATGCTGGATTAGTGGATATGGTACGTGGTTATTTAGACAAAGGGACGAAACCAGATATGAAACAATCGCTAAACCTTGGAGACGACTTTGTGTTTGATATGGATGAAGCTATATCAGACCCTAACTCAAAATCTGCTGAAGTATTAAATACTATGGTGGATCAGAGGGCTGACAAAAGGGTTGGTGATAGAATCGCAGCTGAAAGGCAGAAAGCTCAACAGGCGGCACAGAAAAGAAATTTGCAGAGTCAGACTAAACAGTTTGTCGATACAAATAAAATGAGTAAGGACGAGTTCTCAGAACTTAGTAAGTGGGCACAGACTCATCAACTTTCTTGGGAGGATATAAACTATCTTAAGAATCGTGATAAGGCAAATGCTAAAATTGCTAATAACTCTAAGCAACAAGTCTTGGATCAAATGAAAAATGTGCAGTCTGTACCAGCTACAGCCAGTTCAGCGGGTGGCGAAATTCCTGGTGATGGTGACCACAATGATGCAATATTCGACTTAATTCAGAAAGCGGACAATAATCTAGAA